GAGTTATAGATTTACCATCTTTATCAAATACACCTTTACTATCGTCAATGATTGATGCGTTTGGATAGGCTTTTAATATTGCTAAGTGATCTAAACTCATTATGCAGCCACCTCCTTCAAAGTCAGAGAACTCGTAGGTCGCATTATTTTATCATCATTTCCTGCATTCATTTGGTTTATAAAAATATCTACGCTTCCGCTACTTCCATGCGTAACTTTTACACCATAAGTAGTTGCACTTGTTGTATTCGGAGAATCTAAAAATTCTGCAAAAAGATTAAACATTTCATTGCTAGAACTTTGAGTTGCGGCAATAGTTACAGGCCGTCTAACTCCTGATGTATCGCCAACGCATATATCAGTTCCACCTCTGTTAAATTTAAAACCTGCATCAGTTGTACCAAGTTGCATACAAATAACACAAGAAATTAATACTTTATTACTTGAACTTGATGGCGTTATGGTTGCCGTCATGACATCAGCAGTAAAAGCTGTATGAGCAACGCTAGAGTATGTAGTAGAATCAGTTTTAGCAGTTTGTACAACCTGAAGAATATTCCCTGCCTTTGGGTTTGTTGTTGTTAATATCGTTCCATCTGCTGTATCAGGCAGAGTCATTACCCTTGTATTAGCGGAAGATGAGGGTGCTTGTAAGCTGAAAGACCCACCACCTGATGCTGCGTTTAGTTTAATCTTTGCTGTCATTTATGCAGCCTCCAATGCAGCGACTTTTGTTTCTAATACTTCAATTTTAGCAACAGCTTCCTGTAATGCAGCAGTAAGTAAAGGTACAAGTTTACTTTGATCTATTGCTTGATATTTAGGCACAGTTTCTTTTACATCTCCAACTTTTTTACCAGATGGAATTGTATCTTGTTCAGTATATAAAATATCTTGTGTTTCATCTTTATTTCCTGTTATAGCTTCTGGAACTACTGATTCAACTTCATGAGCAAAGAATCCATCTACAGTTTTTGTTGCATCTGCAATAAAATTAAATTTATATGGTTTTAATGTTTTTAATCTCGTAATTCCATCTGAAATTGACAAAACATTTTCTTTTGCACGATAGTCTGAAGTTGAAAAAATACCACAACTTGTATGGTCATGTTCAATTTTTCCAACTTGTGAATTATTATTTTGAAATTCCACAACAACAGAAACAGCAGTTGTGTTTGCTCTATTAAAGGTAATTCTTCCAGCACCATCATCACGATTTGGTTCGAATGTAAGTGCTCCTTGAGCTTCTATAGCCGTGCCACCTATAATAAATTGGCCGCCATTCAAAAATCGGGCACGTTCTGATCCAGCAGTGGCGAATGACATTGTTCTGTCACCGTTAGAAGCACCAGTTTTTAGGAGAAGAGAACCATTATAATATTGAATTACACCATCATCATAAGATGAATTTCCGATAGTTAAAACAGTATTATTAGAATTTAGTAGATGTAAGACAGAAGATGGACTTGATGTTCCAATCCCTAAACGACCATTACTATTAATAGTTGCTCTAGTCGTTCCACCTGTATTGATATTGACAGTATCAGATGCAAAATTTATTCCTGTATTACTATCTGTTCCTGTTAACGCTGGTGCAGAAGCTGATCCGTCAACCCCAGAAATTCCAGTAGTGCCGTTAATGTTTAAAGCCATAATTAAAGAATAACAAGTAAACTGCCAGATGGCACGGTCACAGTGACCCCACTATTTATGACAGGGCTAACTGTGTGTGCATTTTTTCCTGATGTTATCGTATAGTTTGTTGTTACGTTAGTGTCCGATTCAAAAAATACTTCATCATTACCTCCCCCCGTAGCTCCAGCACCGCCTCCCACAGCAGTAAACTCAGATCCGTTAAATATTTCAGCAGAAGTGGTTGTACTATTGAATCTAAAATCTCCTGTTGATGGCGAACCAGGTCTTTGAGCAGTAGTTCCAACAGGTATTTGTAAAGCTGTTGTGTAATTATGAATTACATCTCCAGTAAATGTCGTTCCAGAAACTTTAGCTAGACCTAAATTTGCCTGTGTTACATCTCCAATCTCAATATATCCATTATTAGCTGCATTTCTCAGCTTCATAAGGTTAGATGTTGTATTAACCGACAACTGGAACGCAACCTGTGTACCACTAGGATCTGCTGATCCACTATTTAAACTTTGTATAGCAGCAAAAACATTATTGAGGTCGGTTCTCACGGCGGAGCCCGTGCCATTGTCTATTGTATAGTCTGTAACTTGTGCCATTTAGAAAACTACCTTGTGCATATTCTACCCTCCTTTACCAAATCCGACAGCCTGATAAGTAAAATTTCTATCAATCGAAGCATTTGATGAATTTTTAAAGTGAACAGTAAAACCCGTTCCAGAAATACTGCTTACTTCAAAGTAATCTCCTGATGCCATATTCTGAGCATTGATACCAACAGAGGGTAAATTAGTATTTGCTCCAAGCAAAGAAGAAGTACCAACAAAGAATGGATTGGTAAACGTAACAGCCTTTGCTCCTGCTCCGCTTGCAATAACATTACCTTGTTCTGTTCTTCTCTGTAAAGATGCTGTATAACCTAGCTGAGAAACTTTGATGTCCTGTGCAACATCATTACTTGTAAGTTTTGCTCTGAATTGAAATCCTCTACCCTTATATGTGCCATTGGCAAAAGTTTGGAACGCAGTATATGTAGGAGATCCAGATGGGTTATCTTGTGTAACTCTCACTAGCATTTCAGCATTTACTTCTGTAGCCGTAGCTCCATCAAAATCAGTAATATCATCAATCAAACCTCTTGAGTCAAATAAATCTGATGGATAGAAACCCTCTGTCAAGAAATGACGTTTTAGATCAAGACTAAATACACCACCTAAATCTAAAGTATCTCCACCAGCAGTTCCTCCAAAATCATAAGTACCTTCAGAGACTATTCCACCAAAGTCATCTAATGAACCAACAGCATCAAAATCTGTGATGTCATCAAAGTTACCGCTACCAACTAAATTTAATGTGTTTGTAGTTGCATCAAAAGCAACATTGGTTTTTGTTCCTTGAAACTTAGGACTATCAGTATCTTCTCTCCTAGTCTGTGTAATAAGTGGAGCTAAGTTATCTGGCAATTCAAGAATTACACTTGTTTCTCCTGCACAGAATCTACCACCATCATCTTGGAATTTTAAAATATACTCACCTTCAAGATATGGAACTTCCGCAGATGTAGTAGCACCACTAAGAGCTTGAATAAGATCAGTACTATTAGTAAATGTACCATTACCATCGGTCAAAGGAGAATGTCTGACATATACCCTACCTCCATGAGTCACATCTAAATCTGTAGAGCGATTCCAACGTAATCTTACTAATTTTTCATTTATTGGTTCGGCTGATAGTCCAGTAACATTTGATGGTAATGCAGTTTTACCAACAGCATTAAAAGTTAGATCAGCAGAGGTCGCACTTGTCTGTAATGCAGCGTTATAACTAAATACTTGGAACTCATAAGTTCCAATATCAGTATTAAATATCTCGAAGTCAGGAGAAGATACTGTTGTAGAGACAAAGTTACCATTATTGAATCTATAGTTAACCTGATACTGCGTAACACCAACAATAGGCTGCCAACTAACGATAAGTTTTGATACTGCCTGATTATTTATCTCGACTATCTTTTCTTCAGCTTGTAAAGCAGAAGGAGGATCTTTTGGAAGATTTAGTACCGATACTGTTCTTGTTGGTAAAGTCGCACCGTCTTCAATAAATGCGTACTTCTCATTTACATAAGATAAAGCTGTGATTGTATAATTTATACCGTCTTGTTCTTGAACATTTAGAACTCTAAATTTCTGGGCTTGAACTGTGTCATCTTGCAGCAGCCAAACTGTATTAACATTTGGAGTCTGAGAAAAAGCAGAGGATACTGTTACAACCGCACCTGAGACACTTGATACTGATTTAGTTTCAACAGTTCCATCAGGTAGTATTACACTCAATGTTGGATTATTTGTTGTTGGTAAATCGGTTGCAGCAGAATCATCTACAGTTATCTGGGTCGTTGTAGCAGAACTTACTCTTCCACCTCTACGAACTCCTGATCTTACGGGATCTGCTATTTCGATAACAGCACCAGGTCGAACCACTACACCAGAATCTATTGATGTTGTAAAAGCACAGACCTCAGATTCATTATTTTCCGAGAAAACGATTGCTTTTGCTAATCTTCTAGCTTGGCCTCGGCTGGTACACGCAAATGCTTTTACTTGCTTAATAACTACCCCTATCTTGGAGATCAAATCGGTATCTTCATAAACCTCAAAATCCACTTCTTTACTGTCCATGTTGAAGTAGGAGACAGACACTACACTATGTCTTGTTTTTAAACTACTACCTGAGTAACTAAATCCAGCATCAGTTACGTTAGATAAGTTGAATAGATAACTGGCATCTGTTGGCTTGTCCTGTGTAATTGTTACCGATCCAGCAGACCAGATAGGCATACATCGCATCACACCAGCTAATTCATTTATCAAAGTAAATGCTTCTTGGAGGTTTTGAATATTAACATTACAACTAAATCTGGCTTCCTGCCCTCCTAATCCATCTGATACCAATGTGTTTGCAAACTTACTCGCATTTACAAAGGAAAATAAATCAAGACTGCTATCTGTTATGTGATTGCCAAATCCATATCTAGTGTCTGTAAGAAGATCAAGTAACACCATGCTTGGGCACGAGCACCATTGAGCAGCACCCATAACTCCATTAAAAATATAGCCATCAGGATAAACAATACGACCAGTTGCACTGTCCACACTTGGAGTACCAGAACTGTTTGCACCAGCACCAGGAATCCTTACTTTTACTCCTCTAACACGATATTTTCTACTAGGTATTGATTGGAATTGCATAGAATCCAATCGAATAGAAGCGTAGGCACTATTGGCATAAGTACTGGCATCGTCAATTATTTCGCCAAAACTTGTCCACAAAAATGAATCAATAAGGCTTGAACTTGTGCTATCTGCTGTAACTCGGCTAACTCTTATATCTACTGGAAATGCACCAGTAAGATTCACTCTATAATCTCTTTGGTAAGCATCAGCAGTTCTACCTGTAACTGTGTCACTGATGACATCGGTAAAACCACCAGAATTATATTGAACTGAAATTTTTAATGATACAGACGATCCAAGTAAATCTCCTTTATCTGTTGCTCTTTGAAGTTGAGGAAAAGTTACTGTTACGTTTACTGCATCTACATTTGAATTTGTTATCTGTCTTGTAACTGGTGTAGAGGCAGTAACAGTCACTCCAACCGATGTCACAGAAGAGCTACTCTCAACACCTGGTATTTTTGTCTGATTGGCAGTACCAAATCTGGGAGTAAAGTTTACGTCTTGAAAATTAAAATCAGTTGTAGTCGGATTAGTAGAGTCAGCAGATTCTTTTAAAACAGGAGTGTCGTTCAAAAATACATCTTTTAGTGCAGCATTGTTATACGCAGTAGTTCCCTGTGTCCTTCCTTCTTTTGAAGCACTGGCAAATCCCTCAATTTCTCCCTCAGAAATTAGGTCAAGAATAGTAGAAAACTGCCTACTATGTAAATTATCGGGTGTTCTAGTTGGTTGGGGAGGAGTTGGAGGACTTCTTCTACCTCCAGAACCTTGAATACTTTTAGGTTTTGTCATGCTTGTACCTGCTGGGTGTCGATTGAACCACTGATGACCACTGAGCCCGTCACGATTTCTCCATAACAAATTGGTACAGGTGTACCAGCCCGTGATGTGTTTTGAGTTCCAGAAAAATTGTATGAAAGCCTTGGATCTTCCTCACTGTTAAAGTCTCTTTTTTGAGGTAGAGGAGTAAGCATTTCAGATACCCCCATCAAAGTTAAACCTATTCCTATATTTCCTATTGCAGCCATTAAAGCGTTTGGTGCTGCTCCCGTAGCTATAAATCCGACTCCACTTTTACCAAATGCGAATCCTGCTCCTGGTGCTGCGATTGCTATACCGATCAAAGCCACTCCTAATAAAGTTTTTCCTAATCCTCTTCCAGCACCACTAATAACTGGAATGAAATGTATATCCTCTTTTTGTCCAATAGGATAATGTAATTCATCTTCACCTACTTCATAGTTGCCTACTTTTACTTGATAGTACTTTGGAGACATATACTTTTCTATTCCAGGAAAATTATTTATTAAAAAACTTACTGCTCTACCAATACTGTCTACTTTTACTTCAAACTCTTTATGACCTACAAATTTAGCGAGTTCTCCATATAGTTTTACTTTACGCAACATAACGATACCTCCCTCCTGTGCATTTCAGTAGCCATTGAGAATAAGCCTCTCTACAAGATAGTCTATCGGTTAAATGATGTAAAACATCTCCATCTAAAAAAATAGCTACATGATTTAAACCAGGAGATCCAATAGACATAAATAAAAGATCGCCATTAATTGTTTTTTCATCTGGTCTAAGTTCTCTAAAACCTGTTCTCCATGCACAACTCTCAAACATTGGATTCAATATAAACTCCTCTGGTGTTGTGGGTCTATCCCAATCTCTAAGTTCAGTATTCTTCTCTTCTTTATACCAATCTCTGACTAAACTCCAGCAATCAGTAACTCCCCAGACCCAAGGCCGACCCAATAAAGGGGGTTTATAGCCACATGGCTCACAATACCCCCATTGTTCTGTTTTTGGGTTAACAATATGCCACGGAAGATTACTTTGTTCGCAACTAATTTTATCTGCCTGACTAGGAATTGGAGGTGTTATGGGGTGGCTATGAACAACGGCTGTTATCTCTCCAGTATTATCTGCTTTTACATAATCTTCTGGGTCGATGATAAAACATTGATGATCTGTCATTGATAAATTACGACAAGGAAAATATTTTTCTTTTCCTCGAATATTTAGTAAAAGTCCGCAAGATTCTTTAGGATCTTCTCGTTGAGCGTGAAGTAATGCCTTATATTTCCAACTCATGCTATAAACGTACCAATGGAAGGAAATTCAGTTCTGGTGCATTGACGCATAGGTGCTCGTATTCCAGCAAGATCTAAAACTGAAGCAAGTTCAAATTGTACGACTTCTCTAGTTTCCGTTGCTTTTCTATCTATTTTGTAAATCTCTTGTGGAAACTCTGCTGTAGGATCAGGTGTTCCTAATGGATTTGTACTTCCTGGAAAGTTAACAGCATCAATATAACGTGCCAATGTTCTGATCCTTGTTACAGTAGCTCCTGTTAGATCATTTCCAGTTGTTACCTGATTTACATTTAACAAGATAGCTGTGATAGTTCCAAGAGCATTACTGATAGTCAAAGTAGGTCTGGGAAGTTGACCTTTTTGAAACGCAAAACCTTCTGCCTCTATCGGCATTTTTAAATATTGATTGCCAGCCCAGATAATATCTCCGTTAGCGTTTAAACTCGTTCCATTATGGAATCTATAGGTCTGTGCAGATCCATGCAGAGTTGCATCGGTAGTTAGGGTAAATAATTCAATTATTGCTGAAGGATTGATCTTTTGTAGATCAGTAATAATCGGAGCAGTACTCATGGTTCAAATACTTCTCTAAATGTTGTCTGGATCGTT